GCAAAATTCTATTCTTTTCAGTTGATTGTGTAATCCAATTGGGAAATTGTATTTAAACAAATACCCCGACTCATCACGAGCCGGGGCAGTCCAATTTATAAATTTAAAGTCTTATGATGAAGATTGTCTGTTGCACCAATGCTTTACTATCAGCATAACGACAATCAAAACGGTTACATAAACACAGGCAAAACCAATTTGTTTAAGCAGCGTGGATTCTTTTTTCTCTTTTATGGTTTCTGATCGCTTTTTTTCATAAATATCAGAAGTAATATCCTTATCGGCTTTCACCTCCGTACTGTCTTTGGTTGCAGTTTCCTTCTTTCTATTTTTGCTGAAATCACCTTCTATATGCCCATCTGCCAGTAACGGAGGTTTATCGGTCAGACTGTCGGGCGGCTTTCGGGTATCATAGATACGAAAATCAATCACATAGTTACTATTAGTGGTAATAAGTTCGCTCAAAGAGGTACTTGATCCGTGTACGATGTTGACAGATTCACTGGCGCTATCTTTGCTGATTACTTCTACATCGGACTTGACAGCCTTATGCGAGCTGCCACATGATCCGAACAGCAGGAACAGACACATGAAGGGAGCCAGTAATATATGCCGGCTTACCCAGTTCATAACTCTAACCAACATAAGAGATATCATTTATGCGGTTCATCCACCCTCTCTTAAATTTATTATTGGTCGGACGCTTGCGGCATATATCCTCAATAAAGTCGAACCGGGCAATCTTAATCATGTCGAACAACTCACGCGGGTTCTTGGCATTTACAGCGGCAATGGTCTTGGGACCTACAATGCCATCCACCGTAACACCAAGCAAGCGTTGAGGAATCTTAATTCCGTGCGCACCGGATGCCCACACCCAATCAACCAATATATTAGCAACTGATTGCGATTTAATCTCGTCAGCTTTCCATCTGTCCCAATAATGCGGCTTGAGTACACGATTAACAACATCTTCACGGGTAAGTAGGTGTAAATCATCCACATCTATATCACCGTCACCATCCTTGTCATAGCCGCACGATTTCCATGTGCCGATAGTCACGCCCATATTGGTAGCTCCTCCCAAATCGTCAGGGTCATTTACAAAACCGCCTTCCCACTTTAGGATAAACGGTGCAAGTTTTCTTACGTCAGCCATACTACTCATTAATTATAATTATTCGATTTTATTTTCTTTGAATTCCGGCAGGATATATTGTATGTTAACCGCTGCTTCATGCAAGACCTTATGAAGTTCATCTTCATTCAAATCCGTTTCATCTGTAAACTCACAAAAGATATTTCCAACCCAATCTTGAGATGAATTAAGCCGTTTAATAGCCACGCTGTTGCATCCATTTGTTGATAATAGAGATTTGGCAACCTTATCCTTAACCTGGTTATCAATATCTGAGTAGAACATGAAAAGATTCTTTGCGAGAGTTTCTGCAAAAACGGCCACTTCACTCATGGGAAGTGATTGGATGTTTTCACGCATTCCGGCTATACCTTTTCGTTTTACCTCGAACTGCACCGAAAGAAAAGCTATATGCCCCAAAGGATGGGGTTGTACGATATATACCCTGTCTGCTTTCGTTTCATAAAGTACACGCCACAGCTCACCGAACACCTTGGCGGAGTTCTCACTGCGGTGGTAACTTCTTTTTTCCTCCTCTTTTTTAAAATATTCCACTTTTAAATCAGTCAGTTTGTTTTTAGTATACTGATTATAGGCGAAATAAGCTGCCAGCAATGTTCCGGCAGCACTAATAATGTTTGCAATATCTATTTCCATCACATTCACCGTTTAATTGTTATATGATAAATTATTCATCCTGTTTCTTTATTCTTTAGCTACTATGTTTTTTGAGAAAGCTGGCAGTTTTTCCAAAAAATGTATTGTCAATATGGTTTGTTTTACTATTTTTGTCAATTGTCTTTTAGGACTGTGACGGTTCATCCATGATCCTTCCGCCATATTGAAAGTCCTATAAAGAAAATGTGGATCTATATTTACCAAATTGTTTAATCTTACTGTCCTGTTATCATTAGTCAGTATGATTTGATTATCCCGGTTGTCTGAGAAGATTGCCGGGATTTTTATATATATGCAAAATAAATCCATATCCATATTGCTTACTATTCATATTTCACTATCTTTGTCAAGACTTTGTTAACCTGATTCTTTCAAAACTAGTATTGGACTTAACTTCCCCCCGTCAGACTGTGAAGCCAGACGGGGGATTTCATTACTTTAACAGATAGACAATAAAAAAAGAGCCCGATGACAATATTTATTGCCATCAAGCTCCTAGTTACAACTGCAAAGATAGTGAAAACTATTCATATTCAATCCATATTGAAAAAATAATCAGGAGCAATATTCCGATTATCCGAAGAATTTAAAGAGTCACAATATTAATAGAAAACAAATAGGATTCATGAAATCTACCGATTGTCTATAAAATCAGATGTCCTCAAGCCTTTATCAGGAAACATCTTTACTTTTTTCCTTTGAACATTTTTCAAGTCACGCACAATGGTGCTGGAAAGTACCTCTGAATAAATCTGTGTGGTCTTTACGGAAGTATGTCCGAGCAACTTCTGGACTGTTGTAATCGCAACTCCCTGATGAACCAGCAGGGTGGCACAGGTATGACGGCTCACATGGTAGGTTATCCGCTTTTTGATACCACATAACCCGGCCAGCTTTCGAAGCTGCTTATTCACTTCCGAGTTACAAGGCAAAGCGGCAAAACTTCCGATATCCGGATAACGGTCAAGAATGCCCAATGCCCTGCTTTCAAACAGCAGATGTAACGGCAGACGGATTTCCACCCCTGTCTTGACGGATTTGAAGTACAGCCACCGTTTGCCGTTTACTCTAATGAAATTCTCAGGTGTGAGCTGGCAGAAGTCAGAATAGCGCAATCCGGTATAACAGCAAAACAGGAAGGCATCGAGCACATGGCGCATGGACTCCTCTTCCACCTCGACCGTTTCCAGCTTCTTCAGCTCGTCCGGGGTAAGAAACTCATGTCTGCCCTTCTCCTGTTTGATTTTGTACTTTCTGAACGGATAAGCATCTGCGTGCATATATCCCTGGTTGATTGCCTCATTGACCAAGGTACGGAGCTGTCTCATGTGCTTGGCTATCGTATTGACCGCATTGCCCTTTTCTCTCAAGTATTGCTCAAAATCACGAAGGAATGTATAGGTAAGATCCTTGAAGTCCAATCCGGAACGGAAATCATGCAGGACCGCCAGTGTCGAGTGCAGGTTGTCCTTGGTGGACTGCTTCTTGTCCGAATTGTCAATGGCTGATTTGGCGAAAGTGGAGAAGCTGACATTCACGGCACTTTTCTTCTTGACAGCATCCTTCAGTAGTGAGAGTGTGGCAGGTATTCCGCGCTTCCAATACCCCAACTCTATGCCTTGCAGATACAGGATGTATTCATAGAGCATTGTGTTGAGTTCGTTAGACTGGGGATGGTTAATGACTTGTGCCCCCTCACGGCTCCAGCACTCCGGTTTGAGGTACACGTTTGTCTTCAAGTAGATTTTCCTTTGGTTCAAATAGGCTTCAACCTGTACAAGAGCCGTGCCCTGCCTGTTAAGTGTGTTCTGGCGATTATATACAAGACGGTATCTGATTTTATCCATTTTTCCGCAAAGGTGCATCCTCTGTTCCAAGCTGCAAAATTTAGCCAATAAAAAATACACCCCCACTTTCGCAAGTAAAGATGTATAATATCTATAAAAAAATGGTATGTGAAAAAAACATTTGTAAAAAAGATGCCATTATTCATCACGAACGATAGCATCTAGACATTTTTATCAGCAAACTCTTTTAGTGATTTAGAATAATGTTTAATTCAATATAGATGCTACAAAGTTATATATAAATTTTGTTTTGCCCAAATTATTATGTAGTTGACGTACGGTATCAAAAAGGCAGGATTCGCCAATCCTGCCCAATTCCATACACAAATCTTTTTATTAATTAAAATACCTCACGGCATTCAAAAATTAATAAATGAAAAAACATTATTAATTGTCATAGCAAAGCTATAACAAATATTTAAAAAAGAATCATTATATGAAAAAAAGAACAGAATAAACGATATATAGACCAACAAACATTTAAAATAATATTGTAATACAAAAGTCATTGATACAAATCCTTCTGGAAGGACTGTTAGGAGTTAGCAGTAGTACTATATTTAAAGGAAAAGGGTATATCCAATTAAAAACTGAAGACGATATTGATAAAGTGTATGAGCCTGGAGTATATGCAATAAAAGGCACTTCATACAATGATCAAACGCTTCTTGTCTTCAGTCATAATCTGGGACAGTCAACAGTACAATTTAGAACTAATAACTATGGTGGTTTTTTAGTGTTTAGAATAAAATGGTGGAATGGTGGTTGGGGAACCTGGAAGACGGTTTCTTTGACATAAAATTTATCTGTTTGCACTTCTGGAAGGACTGTTAGGGATAAATGATACGTGGTACAAAAGGAGATTTGGTGAAATTACTGATTTTAATGAAGCTAATAATACTGGATATATGTTTGTCGATAAAACCCAATCATTGGATAATAAACCCAATACATCAAGTAATTATGGATTCTTGGAAACGATTGCTATTAATGAGGTCACCATCAAGCAAACTTTTGTAGATTTTCAGAGCAGATTTTTTATTCGAATATGTAATAATGGAACTTGGGCTGATTGGAAACAAATACAAACAACATAGTATTAAAAATAAGTCATATTTTAATGAGATAAAACGGATGGGTGCCGGTCCACACCCGTCCGCTCCTCATGTTACCAAAGAATTATAGTATTTCTATATCTTCAGCATCATCCAGATTCTCATCAACTATATTCATGGATAAAGACAGGTCAACCCCAGTAGTATCCAAAAACAAAGCACTTACACGAAATGAAGCTGTGTTTGTCTTGCTCCGAACGAAGAGATGATCATTTTTTCGTTTGAACTCTATTTCAGAAATCATACTACCGTTGACTTTCCTTATGATATAGGAGTTACCAGTCTTACTATTAATAAAGAACAGACCTGTAGAACCACCCCAATATACATACAATATCATACCGATATAGGCGTTAGATGAACTCGCTAGGCGAACGACACATACTTCTTGAACGGAGTCTTTATTGCAAACCAATATAGGAGAAAGAACGCCTTTTCTCAAGAGCCCTTTACTTCCTAAATTAGCAATCGGCATCAGTTCTTCCAGAAGTGCA